CCCGTCTCCGTGTGTGTAGGGATCCGAAGATTGCCTAGGTGGTGACCCGATGCCGAATCCTCCGAAAGACGCCAGTGTCCGCCGAGGCCGGAACCGGGTTGTGACCGAATGGAAAGCCGCTGAGACGGTCGGTTGGCGCCACGGTCGGGTGCCGACCTGCCCGGCCGGCGTGTCGACCCGCGCCCGTAAGACGTGGAAGCTCTGGTTCTCGTCGTGGTGGGCGTCGTTTTGGGAAATCGAGGACGTGCCGCTGCTCGAGCTCGCCATTCGCCTGTGGGACGCGACGGATGTCGACCCGGTGATGGTGACGAAGTTCCAGCCGCTTGCCGACAAGCTCGGGTTGACCCCGAAGGGCCGGTTCGATCTGCGGTGGAAGCCCCCGGAATCCACGGCCGACAAGGCTGGTTCCGTTGACCCGACCCCTGCACCTGTTCGCCGGCTGCGGGTGGTCGACACGGCCTGATGCCCTGGGTGCCCCAGTACGAGGGCGATTTCCCGTCTCTCGGCTACGCCCTGTGCGACCTGATCGAAACCTACTACCGGGTGCCGTCGGGTACGGCGTTCGGTCAGCCGTTCAAACTCACGGACGAGCAGTACCAGCGGATCGTCCGGTTTCATCGTGTCGACCCGAAGACGGGCCGGTACGTGTACCGGCGGTGCGTGAAGGAAGGCCCGAAAGGTGAGGGCAAGTCACCGGAGGCCGGCGGCCTGGCGTTCGCCCATCTCGTCGGGCCTGTCGTGTTCGATGGTTGGGACGCGAACGGGCAGCCGGTGGGGCGTCCGCATCCGACGCCGTGGGTGCAGCTCGCCGCTCTGTCGCTCGATCAGACGGACAACACGTACGCCCAGTTGCATGCCGGGCTCGCGGATTCGCCGGCCATCGACGACTTCGGCATCGACCTCGGTATCACCCGCATCTATCTGAAAGACAGGCCGGGGCGTATCGAGCCGGTGACGTCGGCGGGCGGCAGCCGTGAGGGCCAGCCGATCACGTTTGATGTCGAGGAAGAAACCCAGTATTGGACGCCGTCGAAGGGCGGCGACCGCCTGTCTGGGGTGTTGCGCCGGAACCTCGCGAAGACCGGTGGCCTGTCGTTCGCTGTGACGAATTCGTACCGGAAGGGCGAGGAGTCGGTGGCGGAGAAGGACGCCGAGGCGGCGGCCAAAGGGGCGAAGGGTCTTCTGTACGAGTGCCGGCGTGGCCCGGTGATTGAGGATCTGACGGACCGTGTCGCCGTGTTGGACGGTTTGCGGGCCACGTATGACCCGCAAACGTTGACGGAGAACGGCGGCTGGGTTGACCTCGAGCGCCTTGCCGACGAGTGCGCCGATCCGGCGGTCCGCCCGCAGGACGCTCGCCGCTACTACTTCAACATCCCGGACGAAGCGAACGACGATTCGTGGGTTGAGCGGGAAGTGTGGGAAGGGCTCGCTGACCCGGTCGTCACGATCCCTGATGGGGCCGAGGTGTTCTGCGGGGTTGATGTCGCTCTGTTCCGCGACAACACGGCGGTCGCCCTTGTGTGGCGGGACGACGACGGGCGGTTTGTGGTGAAGGCCCGCACGTGGGATCCGGCGGCTACTGGTGAGGTTGACGTCACCGACGTCATGGCCTATATCCGTGAGCTTTCTTTCACTTATCGGTTGCGTGAGGTGGTGTACGACCCTCGGTTCTTTGATGTGCCGGCGAAGATGCTGGCCGACGAGGGTGTCCCGATGGTGGAGTTGCCGCAGTCGGCGTCGTTCATGGTGCCGGCGTGTGGTTTCGCTTACGAGCAGATCCGGGCCCGCAACGTCGTTCACGACGGTGATCCGGTGCTCACATCGCATGTGCTGTCCGCGGCGCAGCGTCCGGGGGAGCAGGGCTGGACCCTGTCTAAGAACAAGTCTCGGCACGTTATCGACGCGTGCATTGCGATGGTGATGGCGATGTATCGAGCTGGGCAGCCCGAACCTGTTGGACGTTCCTGGTTTGGCGGTTGGGCGTAATGGGTCTGCTGGACCGTCTGCTGGGTCGCGTGAGCCCGTGGGAGAACCTGCCTGAGCGGTTCATGTCCCCGGGTGAAACGTACTCGTTCAACGGGAATTCGTACTGGCTGCCGTATTCGACGTCGTGGGAGACACGCAAGTCGGAGCCGATCGGCAACGATTTCGTCGCCTACGTGCAGCGCGCCTACAAGGGCAACGGCATTGCGTTCGCTGCGATCGAGGCGCGGCGCCTGTTGTTCTCCGAGGCCCGGTTCACGTTCCGTGACCGCCGCACCGGCAAGCAGTTCGGGACGGACGCGTTGGCGCCGCTCGAGCTGCCCGGTGAGAACATGACCACCGGTGAACTGCTGTCCCGCATCGAGCAGGACATCAGTTTGGGTGGCAACTGGTACGGGGTCCGTCAGGGCCGCTACATCAAACGGCTGCGCCCCGACTGGGTGACGATTCTCATTGGGTCGCAACGTGACCCCGACGAGGCGGCGTGGATGCGTGACGCTGTTCTGGTCGGCTACCTGTATCAGCCGGGCGGGACGGGCGGCGACCCGGACGAAGCTGAGATTCTGTTGCCGAACGAGGTGGCGCATTTCTCGCCGATCCCTGACCCGGAGAACGCTTTCCGGGGCATGTCGTGGTTGACGCCGATCGCCGCTGAGATCGTCGCTGACTCGTCGGCTACGACGCAGAAGCAGGCGTATTTCGATAACGCTATGACGCCGAACGCGGCGATCATCATGTCGGACGACGTCCGCACCCCTGAGCAGTTCCGGCAGGCCCGTGAGCAGATCGACGAGGCGCACGCCGGGGCGTCGAAGGCGTTCAAGACTTTGTATCTGGCGGCCGGTACGACGGTTCAGCCGATCGGGTCGTCGCTTCGGGAAATGGATTTCTCCGCTATCCAGGCGGGCGGTGAGGCGCGTATCGCTGTCGCTTCCCGGGTGCCGGCTGCGATTCTCGGCATCAAAGAGGGTTTGGCCGGGTCGAGTCTGAACGCCGGCAACCTCGGGGTTGCCCGCCGTCTGTTCGCCGACGGTTGGGCGCGCCCGCAGTGGCGGGCCGTCTGTTCGGCTCTCGCCAAACTCGTCGAAGTACCTACGGGCGCCGAGCTCTGGTACGACGACTCTGACATTGCGTTTCTGCGTGAAGACGCGTCCGATGCGGCGTCGATCATCGCCACGCAGGCGCAAGCCATTCGCACGCTGACCGACGGCGGTTTCGAGCCGGCCTCAGCACGCGACGCCGTTATTGGGGGCGACCTGGGCCAACTGGTCCACACCGGCTACCTGTCGGTGCAAATGCAGCCGCCGGGCACGACGCCTAACAGCGGTGGTGGTCCGGCTCGGAGCTCGGGAACGCGAGGCGACAACTATGACCTTCACCTGACGATCGAGCCGCCTTCCGTTCATGTTGACGCCCCGTCCGTGACTGTCGAGCCGGCACCGTCACCGACGATCCATGTGAACGCCCCGAACGTCCGCATGGACGCCCCGGTCGTGAACGTCGAACCGCCTGCGGTGACGGTAGAAGCTCCGACCGTCAACGTGGAAGCCCCGAACGTCACGGTGGAAGCCCCGAACCGGGGCGAGCCGCTGATGCGGACCAAGCACGTCGTCCGCGATGAGGACGGGCTGATTGTCCGCGTGATAGAGGAAGAAGTCTAGGCGTGAGTGTCGCTAACTACCTTGAAACGGTGCTTCTTGACCTTGTGTTCAACGCTTCGGCGTATGCGGGGCAGGCGACCGTTTACGTTAAGTTGCACACGGGCGATCCTGGTGAGGCCGGGACGGCGAACGCTGCCGCTAACACGACCCGTCAGGCGGTGACGTTCGCTGCTGCGTCGGCGGGTTCGATCGCTTCGGATTCTGCGGCGACGTGGACGAACGTGCCGAACAGCGAAACGTATTCGTACATTTCGCTGTGGGACAACGTGTCTGCGGGTAACTGCCTGTGGACGGGTGCGCTTTCGTCGCCTGCGGTGATGACTGCGGGTGACACGTTCACGATTGGTTCTGGTTCGCTCACGGTGGCGCTCGACTGATGGCTATTTCAACGCTGGACGGCGTGATCGCCGGGTTCGTTCAGCCGTTTGCATATCAGAAGGCGTCGTTTACGGGCGAAGCGGCCGGCCAGTGGCATAACTGGATGAGTCTGGCGGGCGCGCCTGCTGCGCCCACGCTCGGTTCTCCTGGTTTGGGTGGCGCGACCGTGTCGAACAGCTCGAGCATCGGCGGGCAGGTCACGTTCAACGACCCGGCCGGGAACAACGCCTACATGGCTCGGGCGTCGTTCGCTGCCGGGGCGAACATCGTTGGGCTAATGCTGTTCGACCTGCTCTGGTACAACACTGGTATTACGGTGACCACGACGACCGGTCAGACGATCAACTCGTTGACGTGGCCCGCCCGTGACCTAGCCGGGGCGACCTCGGGGACCGGCGTGGAAATCTGGATGTGGACTTCCGCCACGGCCGGTAATGCGTCCGCGGTGACAAACTCGACGATCACCTACACGAACCAGTCCGGTGCAGGAACCAAGACGGGGACGATCACGTCGTATCCGGCCACGCCGGTTACGGGCACGATGGTCCCGTTCAACCTGGCAGGCACCGATACCGGCGTCCAGTCCGTGCAGACGTTGACGCTCGGCACGTCCTATGTGTCCGGCACGTTGAACCTTATGGCGATCCGTCGTATCGCCACGATCCCACTAGTGACCGCTAACACGGCGGCGTCCCTTGACGCAGTCGGGTTAGGGCTTCCACGGCTCTACGCAGGCACGGCCCTATACGGGGCTGTTCTCCTATCGGGAACGGCTGCGGGTTCCATAGCGGGCGAAATCCAGTTCACTTACGGGTAACCGGTGGCTACTAACGGGCGCGGCGATTTCCCTGTCCGGTCACCGAAGATCACCCGGCGGGCGCTAACCAAACAGCGGGCCGGGAACGTCGGGCAGACCGTCGCCGCCGAGTTCTTTTTCACGCAGCCCGCCACGGTCACCGGTTCAGCCGCTCTAACGGGCGTCGGGTCCAGTACGATCACGGGTACACGGACGGCGGGACGTACCGCGGCACTTACCGGCCTGGGTTCGTCCACGATCAGCGGGGCACGGTCCGCGCTCCGCACCGCAGACCTCACCGGCATCGGGTCCGGCACGTTCGCTGGTATCCGCACCGCTCTACAGTCCGCGCTTCTCGCAGGAGCCGGGACGCTTACCGCTACCGGCACCAACCCGGTAGCACAAACCGAACGGGCATCGGGCGGCTCAACGCCCC